TCACTTGTAAAATTTCTTTTTTTTAAAGTTCCTAATAAATATAACTAGATAAGCGACTAAAGTAGCTAATATTATTAATATAGAAATTGTTAACAGAATTGATGAACCAAAATCTACAATAACGTTTAGAATAAAAATAATAAAATTGAATAATAGAATTAATATGAATAAAAAAATCAGTATAAATACGAAAAGGAATGAGCCTAATTTTTTGTTTTTTATATTTAAAAGATTAGTGAAATCAAAATACATTAAACTGTCTTCATAGGATACATGTAACTCAACGTTTTCTATTTTAGATGTATCAATAATTATTCTGTTAGCATTTTCTATTTCATCGAAAGTACAAATATATTTATTTTGATGTTTTTGAAGAATATAAAGATCTCTTCCTGTGTGATCATAATTTTTTATATAATAATTAGTCCTACTCTTTAACCCACTTGTAGATATTCCTAAATAGAGCATAGAAATCATAAATACTATAGTCAAATTAAGGCTGATGTAATAAAATCTTTCATTTGGATTTGACAATATTTTAACTACATCCATGTTATAATGTTCTGCGAGTTGTAAAGATATTACTAACACGCACATTAATGTTATTATAAAAAATAAGAGGAATTTTAAAATTTTTCTTATTGCGAATAATTGATTAATTTCAATTTGTGCTAGAAACTTATCTTTGTTAGTTGCAATAATTATAAATGTTAATGTCACTACTAATGTTGTTATGGTTGGTAAAATATACGCTATCAATATATCATGCCTCTTTCTTACAAATATTTAACTATTTCTTTTTGCGTACTAGGGTACAAATGTCCGTACCGTGTGCTTACTTCTTCTATTGAAGAATGGCCTAACCTTTGAGCGATAACCATTAAACTAGCACCGTGATTAATTAAAAGTGACGCATGGCTATGACGTATTTCATGAATTACAATTTTAGGGAAGTCAGTAGGAAGTAACTTATAAGCGTTAGTAAACCAACGATCTATTTTTGACTCGCTAAATGCTTTGAAAAATGTACCGAATAGCACATATTCACTTTTATATATGTTATTATTTTGATACCAGATTAAATATTCTTTTAAGTCGTCCATCATGTGAGTAGGCAAGTAAATGTCACGTATGGTTGCTTTTGTTTTAGGGACTGTCACATCGCCGTGATAGTCCGTTTTGTTTATGTGGATATAATTATCGTCAAAGTTTATATCTTGCCACGTCAATGCTCGTATTTCGCCTTTTCTAGCGCCACTATAAAACAGTAATTTGAAAAATAACTTTTGTTCAATAGTAGGTAGCACTTCATAGAATTGGTTGAATTGATCTAGCGTCCAATAATTAAGGCGTTTGTTTGATTCAATTTCAAAGTTACCAACTAATGAGGCAACGTTTGATTTTAAATCATGGTACTTCATAGCGTGGTTAAGTAAGGATACTAAAAACACATGCATTTTTTTAAGATATTCCCCTGAATGACCTTCTTTCAATTTCTTATTTTGAAATTTCATAACATCTTGTGTCGTAAGATTAAAAACATCAATAGAATTAAAATGAGGTATTAGATGATTATTTAAATGTGTCTTTAAGGATTTAACACTTGAAGCTTTCCGACGTGCAGAATACCAATCTAAATATTCCTGAGCTAACCTATCAAAAGGCAATTTATTAATTTGTCCTATACCTTCCAACTCGTCCATAATCTCATTACACTTTTTCACAGCTTCTTTACGCTGCTTAAAGCCAGAGCGTTTAATCTCTTTTCTTTTATTGGTTCTATCATAATAGGTAATTCTAAAATAATATGTACCACGTTTAGCATCTTTGTGAATATTGTGGGATAGGTTTAAGTTATGTTCTATGGAAATCACCTACTTTATTTCTTTCTTTTATGGGCGATGGTTATTTGTTCATCGTATGTGTAATTATAATTTGTATTTAAACTTAACTCGTTAATAATTTCTTTTAATCTAGTATCTTCAAGGATGCCTTTATTATCACATAAAGGTACGTGCATAAGTATTCCTGGTGATGAAGAACTAATAAAAATTTTTTCGTCAGAAATATTGTAGAACGATTTAATTTCTTTAATACGTTCAAATTCTAGGTAATATATTTTTTGACTTAAATAATGAACTAATAGTAATTTAAAATTACTATTTTCTGATATAAAGTTTACAAGGTAATTAAACAAATTACTATAAGAGAAGTCTATTCGTATTTCAATTTCAGGATAAGGTTTTAATTCTATAGATATTTCATAAGGTATAAACCCTTTTTTTAAGTCATTATCTTCAATTAAATCACAAGTTATTGCATATTTTTTAACAATCAAATTATCCTTTTTCTTAAAATTACTACTACGTCTATACGTTTCCACTTTACTAATATCATTTAACTTAATAATCAATTCATTAAAAACATTTTTAAATAAATCTGCCACATCAACATTTAATGCTATAGTAATTTTTTCTAAAGTATCAAATTGAATACCTCTAGTTTTTCCATTTAATAAAGAGCTTATGGAATTTCTAGAGATTCCAGTTTGCTCGTTTAAATCACTTATCTTTAAATTTTTTCTTCCATGATTTCTTTTAATCGAAATACTATCATATAATCCCTCCTAACAAATAGATTTTAACACATATACGTGTTATTTATAACCATTAAATAACAAGTTTAGTTGACAAAATCACAATAACAATTATATAATGCATTTGTAACAAAAAATAACAACTTAACTTGTTATAATAGGAGGTTTTATAAATGACTAATTTAACTTACCCGATGTTATACATCGCAAGAAAAGAAAAGGGAGATACTCAAAGGAAAGTAGCCCAGAAATTAGGAATAAGCCCACAACGTTATCAGTTGAAAGAAAGTGGCAAAGCGTATTTCACATTACCAGAGGCTAAAATCTTGAGTGAAATGTATGGAATGTCAATTGATGATTTGTTTAGTAAGAATATTAAAGTAGGTTCATAGGAGGATAAAGATATGAAACAACAAGTAGTAATTACAAAAAGCGTCGTTGGTTGGTTTAATGTGAAAGATGTTGATGGGAATTTACTTTTAAATATTGCACCTAATGCATTTAAGAAGCACTTTCCTGAAGTTAGTCCTAATATCTCAATTGCATGTATGCAGTTTGATATTAATAGAATCGTCGAACTTAAAGATAAGAAAAAGAAAGTGAGTGTATAGTAAATGGAACAAGAACAAGAATTAAACAAACAAATTAAATTCGGAGAGGAAAATAAGAAAATGAAAAACTTAACTAATCAAGATTTTAAAACTATCAAAGGAAAGATGAAATATGAGCATATGATGAACGATAAAAAACATACTAGTAAAATGATTAAACTATTACAAAAACGCCATGCTAAAAATGTATCAGTTATTAAAAGTGAATATCCATATTTAAGTGATAATGAAATTTCAGAAATTCTTTCAGACTATCGAGAATACGAAGATTTAATGTCAGCAGTCGGAACTTTTACTGACTTTCCTGTTATTTACGAAGATTCTAATATTAGTAAATTCCTAACTAAAGACGATATTGCAGAATTAAAAATAGCTATTGAAGAAATGACAATTTTTGTTGAAAGTTTGGAGGAGTAGTCGTTGAAAAATTTAAAATATCAAATTCACGAAATTAAAGATGAAGTAGTAAGTGCAGATTTAACTTCTAAACTCAATGCACTCAGAAACTTAGTAGCAGATGAAATGGAACGTGCTGAGGACTACAAAAAAACATTAATTGCATCTAACAATCAGGTTGCAGCATATACTGCAAATGAAAATATTCAAAATCATTTTGTATATCTTGCAGTAATTAATTCAATCTTTACTGATGTTACTTCAATGATTGAACAAGTAGAAGATCATTACAATAACGTAATTGAGGAATTAAAAAATGCGTCTAGTGAGAACTTTGGCGAGGACACACTAAACGCATAATATAAATAATTTAATTAATACAAGAGCAATTAAGAAATTGCACATATGTATTATATCATCTTTGCTCTTGTTTTAATACTAGGAGTGAGGAAAATGGAATTTCAAAAAGTTAAATTGAACAACGATTTTAAAATTCATATAGTTCAATATAAAAATTTATATTCAAATTCTTTTAATAGTTCGGATTTTTATAGTTGGTCAGATTGGTTGAATAAACTTCAGATTCCAATGATTAACGATGATAAATATAAACGTGGTTTGTGCGTATATGGTGATTTTGAAGATATTGAGAAAGATAATCAAATTATTAGCAAATATCGTAGTGATGACACTTTATTAAACCGAAGTGCTATTACATTAGATTATGATGAAATAAAAGATTTTAGAAGTTTATTCGAATCGTTTAAAGACAAATTAGAACATGTAGCATGGGCATTTCATACAACACATTCATATACTGCTGATAAGCCACGCATACGTCTTATAGTACCTTTAAATGCGCCAGTGAGTGCGACTGATTATCGCAAGTATTCAAAAGAATTAGCAAAGTATATAAACTATCCGGTAGATGAAGCCAGTTTTGTACCGTCTCAAGCTATGGCTTTGCCAGTAAAGAAGTCAAAAGATTCAATTTACATTTTTAAATATATTGATGCACCAGCAATTACAATTGAAGAATTAAACAAAATGGTTGTCAACGATGAACCAATAACCGTTGATTACTCAAGTAAATTTCAAAAGCGTGACAGTGCGTATTGGCGTGAAATTGCATTCGGTGTAGGCGAAGGTGAACGCAATAAAACCCTTGCGTCATTAACAGGGTACTTATTACGTCGATATGTGGACGCTAACCTAGTTTATGGACTAGTAAGTGCATGGGCGATGACCTGCACTCCACCTATTGATCAAAAAGAAGTCAATAGAACATTCAAAAGTATTTTGAAAAAAGATAGTAAAAACAAATAAGGAGGTCATTATTTGGAAGATGTAAGCAACGAAGATGTGTTTGAACTTATCGAGGAAACTAGTGCGAATAAACCATTTAAACAAGAAGTTATCCCTAAAGGGTATGAAATTGAACATCATCAGTATGGTGTAGCGCTTTTTCAAGTCATTCCGAGTAAAAAAGACGGGGAGCCAGATAAACGAGTATTTATCACCAATACGATACCTCATATTACTGAACGATTTGAGGATATAGAAAGTAATAAAGTATATTTTAATATGTTTTTTTATGATAATAAAGCACCAGTGAATTTGGGTGTAAGTGCTGAAGAAATAGCTGACAGTCGCCAATTGTTAAAGTTGGTTAATCATAAAGTTGATGTGACTTCAACCACTGCGACAAGATTAGTTAATTACATTAATGCGTCAAAACGATATAATCCACCGTTGAACGTTAGAGTAGCAACTCGATTAGGACATGTAAAAGATCATTTTATTTATCCTTATCAAGAACAGACGAAAAACAGTGATATTAAGTTATTTAACAATGATAAAGGTTTTCAAAAGCTAATCAATTCTTTTAAAGCTAAAGGAACAATTGAAGATTATTCAAAAAAAGTATTTGTAAAAATTAAAGATTTGCCAATGGTAATGGTGATGTTATACGCCTCACTCGGTTCAGTCTTACTTTATGAGTTTGATATTAAGCCATTCATTGTTGAATTAGCTGGAAGTACTTCAACAGGTAAAACATTTACATTGAACTTAGTGGCTAGTGTGTGGGGAACTACTGACCTTACAACTACATGGAGTTCTACTAGGAATAGTATTGAGGCTATGGCTGCATTTTTGAACTCTTTTCCGATATTTAAAGATGACACACGTAATACATCGCCTGGTTTTGTATCTCGTGCAGTCTATAACTATTCAAGTGGCGAAAGTAAAGGTCGAAGTAATAAGAATTTAACTGTTGATGAAAAGAAAGAATGGAAAAATATCTTACTTTCTACTGGAGAAGCCTCAATTACAAACATGGAAGATGATAAGGCTGGAGTATCGGCTCGTGTTATTACTTTAGAAGAACAACCTTATCCAGATAAATTCGATTTTATTTCATTAGATCGTGAATTTAGAGAGAATTACGGAACTCTAGGAATTGAATTTATTAAACAATTTCACTCAAAAAAAGAGGAATATAAAAACAGTTTTGAAAGTTATTTAAGATACTTTAACAAAAAAGGTATCAATGAAGTAATGGAACGTATTGGGAAATGTTTTGCCTTATTACAGCATACTGGTGAAATCCTTAATGATATAGATGGTTTTGAACATGATTACTATAAAATCATTAACCAAGCATATGAAAATATGTTAAAGAATAACAAAACAATAGATAAACCTAAACAAGCACTTGAGGGATTACTGGAGTATTTAGACGCTAACCGAAACAGCATTATTGGTGATGGATATGGTCCAGTGAAAAATGGAGAGATTAAAGCAGTATATAAGCATGATTATTTATGCATTAAAAACGAAACAGTTAAAACTAAGTTAGGATATGAAACTCAAACCATTACATCTCAATGGGAGAAAAAAGGATATTTAATTACTGATAAGAAAAGACTTCAAAAACAAGTGAAACATAATTCTGAAAGACACTTAGGATATGCAATTAAAAAAAGCATTGTAGAAGAATTAGGTTTTGATTTTTCAGTTTCACATAATCCATATACTAGTTGAATTTAGTACACATAAGTACACACTCTACTATTAAGAGTGTGTACTCTATAAACGCGATAATATCAATGGTTAAAGATGAATAGTACACATCGTACACAAAGTACACAGTAATAAATAAGTATATTAATATTTGTAAAACATAAACGTTATTTAATATATATGTATATACGTTTCTTTCAAATAAGTGTGTACTCTGTGTACTAATCTTTTAACCCTAGATGTATCAACGTTTTGACTGGTACACACTAGAAAAATATATAGTGTACTTTGTTGTGTACCGTACACATTTAATAAATATGGAGGTAAAAAATGCCTACAATTACAGAAATAGGACACCAACAATTTAAGTTGTTTATAAATAACAATAAATTTCAGCAGCATGTGAAGAAAGAACAAGAAAACATGGCTAAAGGTTTGATTATAAGTCTTTTAACAAACCCAACTGGAATACATCAAACTTTTATACAGGAAGTCATTCAACTAACCAAGAAATACTATCTCTATTGTGATGGCAGGGATATATTATTGATTACTAAAGATTTCAAAGCAATTATAAAATTTAACATTAGAAAGCCGAACCCGTTATTTAAACAACATTTTAATACTAGTTGGATCATTGAAATAGATAATTTAAATTCACTCAAAAAAGGACATGGCAAAATGCTATTAAAAGATATATTGGCAATTTCTACAAAACTCAATATTGAGGCTTGCTTATGGACTGAGAGCGATGATAATACTAAGTATTTTGAAAGATATAAATTTGAAAGTATTGGTAAGATTGGAAAAGATAACGAAAACTTGATGATTAGAAGAAAGGAACGTGTATAGTATGAACATCGAAATTATAGCAAATCAATTTGAAACAAGAGCAGGGACACTATTAAGGGCTTTCAATGGTTTAAGCGAGAGCAGTTACAAAGCACCTTATGCATTTAAGATATACAATGATCCATTTAATACTGTGTATCTAATAAGCAAAGGTAAGATGTACGCTCATGTATTGATAAAAGATTGTAAAGTGAGAAAAACTTTTGAAATCGCCTCAGTAAAGCATACTGAGAAACTTATAGAGAGCATTGAGGGGCATTATGCTGGTTATGATTTACATGATGGCACACATGCTAATATAAGCGGTATGATGGCCGAACTTATGTTTGATAATGAATATTTTATGTATGGACTAGAAACCTTTGCAGAAAGTAATAACAGCGACATGTTCGATTATATGAGTAGAGATTTCAATATAGATGAACTTGAGAGTGTTCAATCTAGTAATGCAGATGTTATAGGTAACATGGAGATGTTGTATCAGTTAGCTACTGGAATTAATGAACCTGCACCAGAATTAGTTGAGGGCTTGAAAATCATTACTGAGTTTATCCAGAATGAGAAGGCTAATAGAAAAGACTACTTAGCATTAGAACGTAAATTAAGCGGGTTGAAAAACTCATATTATAATAAAGTGAAAGCATAAATTATAGGTCATGCACTTTAATAGGTGCATGGCTTTTTTTATGTAAATCGTAATTGTTAAGATTTGTTAGTTGTAGAAAGATTAAATAAGGTCAAAAATAAGAACGCTTGTTCTATAATGAAAAGTCTGTGAAATAGTGTGAAAACCTATGAAAGTACTTATATAAAAACACTTTATAGATTGTTAAGTAGTTATTAGAATTCTATAAAAATAGGAACATTTGTTTGTTATTTTGGTGTAAATTTAGTATAATAGTGTTATAGGAGTTATATACTTCTATATCTAATAAAAATCTGGATTAAATATTTGTTGTTTACTTATTGCCTAAATATTGCCTCCTCATTAAAGATGAAATGAGGATAAAACAATGACAATAACAATTGAAAAAGAATTAACTAACGATCATATTAAAGTATTAAATGTATTACGAAACACTAAGCACGAGATTATTACTAAGCAAAATATATTTAATCAATTGAATATGGAATTTAACCGAAACAACGACAGATGGTTAAGAAATACGATTAATAGTTTAGTAGTTGATTATGGTTATCCAATCGGATACAGCTATAAAAAAGATGCAAGAGGTTATTTCATGGTTAAATCTGAGGAACAGAAAGAATTAGCCTTAAGAAGTATCAAGCGTCATATCGAAGGTAGCATGAAACGATATGAGGCATTAAAGAAAACTGAGATTTAAGGTGATGTAGTGAGTGCTGCAACTGAAATCATTAAAGAACGTGTTAGCGATTATGAATTATGCACTAGATTTAATACTTACTACATTCAAACAAGAATAGCACTCATAGAAAGTGATATTGAGGATATGTATGACAGAACCACACCTAGTTTATGTAGTGATACAGTATCGGAAAGTATTTACTATGAGAGTTATTCCGTTGAAAATCTAGCAATCGCTATATTAGAAGAACGTCAGAAGTTGGAACGGTATAAACGTAAAAGTCAAAGAGATTTGAACGCTTTTTATACTGTTCTAGGGCGTTTCTCAACTCAAGAACAAAAGTATATTAGAAACTATATTAAGACACGCTCAGAGGCTTATATGGACGTGATAGAGCGTTTTAAAATCGAATTACATGATTATATTCAAACTAACAGAAATACGCGTAATAAGGGCATAGAACACGATTATTCATATATCAGTGATAAACGTCAGAAGGTGCAGGTGTACCCTCATAAGTTGACGCTGAACCAAGAGAAAGCACTCAGAGAAAAAGAAGATGGTATTACTGAAAAGAATATGAATATTGATGAATTTGTAGCCAAGTTGAATGAACTTGATGAAAAAGCATTTAAGGAATTTATCTATAACCGAAATGAAAATAATATTAACTTTGAGAAAGTCATAATCTTGCTGCAAACTATCCCGAAACGTTTACCCGAAAAAGAAATAGCTAAGCCATACAACTACATAAAAGCAGTAGGCTTAAAAACAAATTGAAACGAGGTATATCATTGAAAACAGCTAAATACTTTGATGAATACAATGAATATGTGACAGGTCAAAAAGAGAATATCAATAAACTTGAAAAGGAACGCCAAGAACTCACACAACGAATTAAAGAGGATAAAGTTAAATATAAAGAACTAATTGCAAACTCACAAGATGATGAGGCTGATAAACTTTATACCACATTTGATAGTAATGAGAAGAAACTGAAAGCATTAGAGAAACGCTTATCAACTAAAAAAGAAGTGTTTGATGAGGCTAGACGTAAAAAGGCTATTGAACTAATTAAACATCAAGCAGATTTACTTCATTTGTATCAAGAGGATAAAGAACGCATACTAGAAAAATTCAAGCCAATCATTGAAGAGTATAACAAAATAATAAATGAAATAGCAGCATTAAATGATGAATATGAAATAGAATTTGATAGATTTGTTCGAGTTTATGACAAAGAAAACTTTGAGAAGGATAAAGAAGTGAGGGCAGAAATTAGAAATCATTTCAGTCCTAATAAATATTCAAACTATGTAGGTGGAGATGAGCTACCATTCATTGATATAAGAAATAAAATGAAATTAAGAGGTGCTAAATAATGGCTAGAAAATACAATTTAGATAAAGTTAAGAATTACATTTTGACTGAAACAACACTTTCTGGAGAAGAATGCAGTGATTTACTGGATGTAGTAGAAGAACAATTCTCCCAAAATATTCGACAACAGAAAAAAGATGAGCTAGCTCAAAAGTCACAAAGAGACAGACGAGTCAAGAAAATGTTCGAAGAAAATCGCATAGTTAAATAATAAATATCTTGCCTATCCTCAGAGATAGGCTCATTTTATTTGTGAGGTGCATACATGAACCTTAAAAGAGTGAAATATCCTCTAATCTATCATGAAAATAAAATATCTGAGTACACATTGCTAACAGAATATAATCCTAAGTTTATCAATACTAAAGTTAAGGCTATCACTATGCAAATAGAGATGATGTATCACTTAAACATCTCCCACATGACTACTAGTGAAGTTCATGGCGTTATAACTATCTCATATCCCTTAGAGAAGTTAGCAATTACTATTATAGAAGAAAAGGAAAAATTAAAGTATTTCAAAACGAAATCTAATAGCAATATGCAGCAATTAAAACAAGTTATTAAGCGGTATACACCAGGTGAACAAAAGGAAATCATGTATTATATGCAGTCCAATGGTTCGACAATAGATTATGACCTCATAGAACGCCTACAACGTGATTTATACAAGCTAAGACAGAAAGTAAGTGTAAAGGCATGAGTTACGACAGAGAGGCTATTAAACAGTTTATACGTGACTACTCAAAAGAGCACCATGATACTACATATAATGATGAAAATATCAATATAGATGATTTCTTTACATTAAATGAAGATGCTGAAAGTATGAATATTGTAGACGTAGGACAGCAGGCGTTCTTTAATGAGTTAGATCAATATATATACGCCACATGCACCAGTAGGGAACATCTGTTATTTATTATGTTATGTGAAGGACAATCACTAAAACGAATAGCAGATATATTAATGATTACGAAAAGTAGTGTGTATCAAATATACTCAGATTTATTAGACAAATTAGAAAATAAGGAGGGATAACTTGAGTACATTAAATCCTAGACAAGAGAAGTTTGTCGCTGAATACCTAAAAACGTTAAATGTAACACAAAGTGCAATTAAAGCTGGATATAGTCCTCATACTGCAAGTGAACAGGGGAGTAGATTGCTTAAAAATAAGAAGGTAGCAAAATATATTGATGAGCAACGTAAGAGGGTAATTGATGAGGGTGTACTATCTGCTAACGAATTACTTCATATCTTAAGTAATGCAGCAGTAGGTGATGAGATTGAAGTGAGAGAGGTTGTCGTTAAACGTGGTGAGTTTCAACGCAATCCCGATACTGACAGAATGAACCTAGTTTATAACGAACATGTAGAAATGGTAGAAGTACCTATTAAGCCTAGTGACCGTTTACGTGCTAGAGATATGTTAGGTAAGTATCATAAGCTATTTATTGATAAGAAAGAGTTATCTACGGACACACCGATTTTTATTAATATAGGTGAGTGGCCGGAAGATGAGGAAGAAGAAAAACGGAAAGCATTAGATGAACTACATGAGCAACACCCTAACAGAACAATGATTATTAATGATTTACCATTAGAGGACTGAGAACCATGTGTGATACTGCCGATAAATTAAATATGATAAGTATTGAGGATATGTATAACAGAGCGATGTCGATAAAGAAATGTTCCGTCATCTATTACGATGATCTGATGAATGATAAAGAGCGTGCAGTGTGGCATACGCTGAGTAAAATTCAAAAAGGATTAGGAGTAATACTACCATTTAACTTAATGATTGCCAGAAATGGTGTAGATAGGCGCATAGTACCATCTATAAAATTGAATGATAACAGAATATTTATATATCCGAATAGATAATCACCAAAGTTATTTACTGATAAAGTAGATTTAAATTTAGCGACACCAATATTTATTGTACCGGTCAAGATGATGAAAAGAATAAGAAAGATTTAGAGAAGTTAAGTAAACAATATCCTAATACTGATTTTCATATTGATGATATAGGGTGTTTTGAGGACTAATAACTATGTGTTTTGGTATAGAGTAGATTAATATAAATTATAATTTTTAGGTGGAAATTATTTACAAAAAGCATAAAAAGTATTATATAATAAGAATAAAAGGAGGGATAATCAGTGGAAAATATCAGAAAAAAAACAAATGATTTTCGTAATGAAAATACTGGATTTAATTTCAAAAACATATTGAATGATTTAGAAAATGCTATTGAGTCGTATGGTATTAAAGTATTATATAGTGATATGAGTACGTTTGATTTTCCTGATTCTATAAGTGGGTACAGTCGTATAAATGAAATTGGCACACCTGAAATCGTTGTAAATGTTAATCATTCAAAAGGCAGAAGAAGATTCACTATGGCTCATGAATTAGGTCATATAATACTTCATTGGGGATGGCCGACTTTTCAACCAACCAATGAATATAGTATCTTATACAGAAATGAATATGATAATTCTAATACTCAGTTAGAAAACGAAGCTAATGAATTTGCAGCACAGTTATTAGCACCTATAGATCTTATAGAAAAGATTTTACCTAAAGATATTTCGCTTTATTCTGATTCTGAAATCAACGAATTATCTTATAAAATAGCAAATGCTTTTAAAATTTCTAAACCATTTGCATGGAAACAGTTAAATAAACTTAAACAAATTAAAAATGGGATCAATTCATGAATAAAACAGATGTAGATACAAAAACTATTGAATATTTAAAAAGTCAATTGAATAAAAACGAAATTAATAAAATAGATTCAGATGCACAAACTGCACATGATGATATCAAAGACTTTTACAAATATAAAAAGTATTTAAGAGATAGTGCTAAAAAACAAATTGACTTTAAAGATAAAATTAGATGGATTTCATTAATCATTTTTGGTCTTATATCTTTAATATTATTTACTAATATGTTTGTGATGTTATACTTACAAGGTCTGAAATTTAATGTAGGTATAATGCATATAAAAATCCCTCATTATGATGTAAAGTTAATAATTTTCTTTGCATCTGCAACATTTGTAAATATATTTGGAATAATTGGTTTTTTATTAAGATATATATTCAGTCCTACAAAAGATATTTTAAAACACAATGAAGATTTATCTAAAAGATAATCGTATCTTAATTGGTACGGTTTTTTATCCTAATGATAAGAACGCAAGCTATTTTAATTGAATAGATAATAAAATTTGGTATAATGATTACTAGGTTGTTATAACCTTTTTCAGTGTGATTGTTGAATTTTATATAATTTAACTTGCGCTACGGTTTACTTTGAAACCGTAGCGTTTTTTATTTGAAAAACTAAAGTATTGTGTTATTATGTTAATCACGAACCACATGATTCGTACCTATTACTCCTTAAAAATTTTATATTTATTTGTTCAAGTTTAATTCCCTTATGGTAAAAATGTTGATCCCAATAAAGTATATTTTTATATTAAGCTTGATTCAATAAATAAGACTGCCGTACAAGGTGGTCTTATTTTTATTAGAAAATCACTTTAATAATATTAGCTACAAAATGAAATAAAATGCGTAATAATTATGGTATAATATACCTAGTATTAAAATAATCGTTATGATTAGTGACATTTATTTTCTAATAAATTATATTTCCCAACCACGTCAATATAAGGCGTGGTTATTTTATTCACGTGTCAATTACGTGTCAAAATAGTTATGTTTACTTAGGTTTATTTATAAAACAAAACGCTAAAAACAGCGTAGTTAAGTCATCCTCTTATATATCACGATATTAAAGTTTCTCAGTAAGGCTATGAGCATTAAAGAGAACATTGTTATTACTTAAACCGATCTAATGATTGATGAAGAGGTAGTAATATGGAATGGACTTCATGCAGCAGAGAGAGTAGGCATAATATCACCTTTTGATTTAATGTTGGTTAAGAACGGTGTAGATAGGCGCATAGTACCATCTATAAAATTGAATGATGATAGGATATTTATTTATCCGAATAGATAGCGTTGAGATTAATGGAGATACGGTAGATGTGAATATGGTTACACCTGTTTTTGTAGATGATATAGGTAGGTTCGATGAATAGTTAAAGGTATCTAATCTTATATTTTATATTATAAACACTTCAATAATGGTATTATTTAAATGAATAATACGAAAAAAAGGGAATTACATGAGTAATCTAATAAGATTAGAAAATATTTGTGTGTTCATTTCGGTAGTTAGTGTTTATTTTATCTTTGGTTTTTCACTATGGATATTTTTACTATTTTTATTAGTCCCAGACGTTTCTATGGTTGGATATGCTATTAACAAAGATATTGGTAGTAAGGTATATAATTTAGGTCATACTTATGTCATACCTATCATTATCACTTTGTTGTATTTAGTTACAAATGAAGAAGTGCTATTACAAATATCTTTAATATGGTTGGCTCATATTAGTATGGATAGAAGTATAGGATATGGTCTTAAATACCCATCAGCTTTTGATAAAACTACAATTCAAAAAGTTTAAAAAGTATAGTTTACTTCTACTGTACTTTGTATGAGATTACAGATAAACAGGAACGTATTAAGAAAGAAGAGTATTTCGGTAAGATTGATTGGAAGTAATCTCATATAATTTAGTCACACGACATTACAGAGGGTGAGCATAACGGTGCTTGTCCCTGTTTTTTTATGCCTAAAAATAATTATGACAAATGTCATAAAAAGTTTTGAATTATGCCATAAGTCATAGTGTAATATATGTAAGGAGGTTAGGAAATGAGGATAAAAATAAAAGCACCCAAAAGCTTTAAATGTTCAATCAAAGTAAACTTGGTCGTTGTATAGTTTGAACTAGCTTTTGAGTACTAAATGATTGAGGGGGTTCGCCCCTCTTCAATATAAAATATAACACAATCCTCATTTTAAATATATGAAAATAAATATTAGAAAATCTACAAAAAAAGAATTTATAACTGGTTTAATAGCGTGGACATTAATAGCTACAATACTATGGGTGATGTTTAGATGAGAAAAGTAATACAAAATTTGTTAGATAGTGATTTAAGTAGTTTGCAGATTTGAATAAATCAAAACCGGGATAAATTCCCGGTTATTTATTATATAAAATTAGTATCGGGTATTAAAAATAGGACGCTGAGAGAAGCTCTGTGTTGCAGTGGGGAATGAGTTTGTGTAATTAAGGGCTTAAAATAAAGTTATTAATGATACAATAAACGCTCTAAAATTTAGATAAATGAATTATTCAACTACCTTAGAGCGTTTAGTGAGCTATTAAATATAAAATAATTCTTAATAATTTTTAATAAACTTAGATAATATTAGATCAATAAGCACATCTAAAATAATTACAGTTGCAAAAACGTTGTTAATATCCTCCATTTTGTGTGTGTAATAAACAATAATGCTAAAGGATAAAGATAAAGTATAAATGAATATACGAATATTTGTATTTCTGTTTTTGAGTTTTTCTATATTATCAATACTTGATAAATTATGTATTGTTTGTTTCAAGTTATTTAAGTATCCATAAAAATTGAGGAGATTTATACTAATATTCATAATTAGGTATATACTTGCAAATATTAAAAAAGCTCTATAGTGAGAAGTACTTGGAGTTAAGCCTCCAGCATAAAATAAAATTATGATGAAGTGTGATAGGCCAGTAAAAAACTTTTTACATTTAAACTCTAAATTACTTATTATACAAACAACCAGAATTGATATACTTGCTACTATAAGTTCACTACACATTAAAATGTATCCTTCTTTCTATAAAAGATAATTAAACTTTATCACAATAATGAATTTTAATCATAAGAATGGTATATGAATATAAATTTAATTATCGTTTATCTATAATTATTAATAAAAAATAAGGTGCCACAAATCTTTCTTGTTTTTGCAATTTTAACATTTTACACTCAACGTCTAAGGCAGTCAAAACGTTGATATGACAACCTTCATAAAGGTTTTTAAATTTATTAATAATGCTATTTATCAACTCCCGCCGTCTCCATATAATTGAAATCCGCAGCCTATATGGTTGTGGGTTTTATTTTTATACGTATTATTTTAATTAACTGTATTTTTTAAAATATTAGGGGAATTCATATGTCATTAACTAGAAGAAAAATTGAGAAAAAAGATTATCATAAGGTATTAGATATTTGGGAGAAGTCTGTAATTAGCACTCATGATTTTTTAAAAGAAAAAGATAGATTAGAGTTAAAAACTGAAATACCGAATTATTTAAATCATGTTGAAGCTTATTTTTGGTGTGATGACGATGAAATTATTGGGTTTTCAGGTACAAACGACCAAAATTTAGAAATGTTGTTCATAGATCCTAAGTATTTTAGAAAGGGCTATGGAACTCAAATACTTCAAACTCTAATTCGTGAAGACCAAGTAAGATATGTAGAAGTTAATAAAGATAATTATAACGCGGTTAAGTTCTATCAAAAGAATGGTTTTGAAAAATATAAAGAATCTCTAAAAGATCAACAAGGAAGAGATTATCCTATATATTATCTTAAGTTATAATTAAGTGATGCTTAAGTTCAATATAAATATTGAATGTGAATATTAAACGGAAAGTTTGATTTATTTGTAAAAAAAAGTCATGGATGCTAAGTAAAGGTATAGCATTCATGACTTTTTGTGATTCTAAAATCCTCTTTGGGTATTAGTATTTGTTTGTCCTTGTGAGTTATTCATGCTTTGGCTATTATTTGCAGATTGGTTGTTGCCAGTTGAATATTGTTGTTGATTATTCTGTGATGGTTGTTGTCTTTGGGAATTATTTTGTTGTGTATTGTTAGTTTGATTTTGTTGTTGGTTTTGTTGTTGGTTTTGTGAATTAGCTTGATTGTTATAAGAATTTTGGTTATTGCCGTTAGTATTGTTAGCGTTATTAGCATTATTATTTTGAGGTTGATTTGAAGTATTGTTTGCTTGTGATGCGCTATTAGATGATTGTTGATTAGTTTGTTTATTTTTAGGTTTTGAATCCTTACTTTTTGAACTTTTATCTTTGCTTTTCTTACCTAATTTACTGTCTTTAATGTTATCTTTAGCGTTATTAACTTTTTTATCACCTTTTGAATCTTTTTTATCCGACTTTTTAGATTCCGTTTTTGAACTGTTTTTATCTGAATCTTTTTTATCTGAATGATCACTATGACTACATGCACTTAGCACTAAAAAGCTTGATAATAATACGGCAAAAAATTTCTTCATTAAATTTCACTCCTAAAATAATGATTTTATTGTGATAATTTTTCTTTACCCAAAATCGTTAAATCTAATTTAAAATTAATGTAAAATTTTAAAAGAGTTATTTGTATATGAAATAAAAAAGCCCCTCTATTGAAAGAGGGGAAGATAATTAATTATTTTTTGTTACCAAATAAACCTTTGAAGAATTCGATTGCTTTTTTGATTAAGTTAACGATGAACATTTGACTCACCTCCTATGTATTTGTTAGCTGTAGTATATTATTATTAGAGTAATTTTTGTTAATTATTTCAAAAGTAGTAAAAAATTATTCATAAATGTAGTTTTTTAGTATATATTTAATAACTTTGAATTCTTTTCTGTTAATTCTAAAAATTAATAACAAATTTATTCAATATTTATTATAAGGATACTAGGGATTTATTATATAAAAAAAGTACCCTTCAATAATGAAGGGCACCACTACTACTCAAAAATATTATTTACCAAATACGTCTTTAAAGAATTGAATTCCTTTTTTTAATAAATCAAAGATGAACATTTATAAGCACCTCCAATTAATTGATTATGTGTATATCATATAGCAAGTATTGGAGATTTTGGTGGTTAATGCGCAAATAATTATATATGGTTCTTTTGTGTGAAAAAATTAAAAATTGAGATAATTTTGAATTCCTAACTGTATAATTTTATTTAATTTCTACTTTAGCTACTTATTTTTGTGCAATTTAAAAAGTCACATTAACTATAACTTTATCTTTGTGATAATCATTTTATTTAATAGTTATGGTATATGTGATGATAAATAGTTATCTTTAAAAATTTGAAATATAAATTAATTTAAGAAATTCCTGGAAAAGACTTTACTTATTTCAAAATAAGCGTATAGTGAATGTTAAGTAATAAAGAACGTGAAGTTGATTGTGGAATTATTTTTATAGAATATTCTCTTTTAATTAATGGATTTGTTACAAATATTTAGTGCAACAGCACATGGAGGTATTCTATATGAATAACGGTACAGTTAAATGGTTTAATTCAGAAAAAGGCTTTGGATTCATCGAAAGAGAAAATGGCGGGGACGTATTCGTTCATTTCTCAGCAATCGTAGAAGACGGTTATAAGTCTTTAGAAGAAGGTCAAAACGTTGAATTCGACATTGTTGAAGGCGAACGTGGTGAACAAGCAGCGAACGTTGTTAAAATGTAATTAAAAGTTTTAAAGCCCTCTTAGGAGGGCTTTTTTTTGTAAGATGGTATCCTTAATCTAATAAAATGCTAAAATATATAAACCAGTAAATTTTCAATATAAATAAGTATAAGGAGAAATACATGCATAAAGCAAAAATGATATTGAATGAAGTACCAACGATGTTGAAGTCATTGAAGAACATTTTCAATATTATCAATGGGAATAAAGATTACTATAATCCAAAAATTGATATGAAAAAAGAAGATGATAATCTTAATGGGAAAAAAATTATCTTTTTAGGGTCTTCTATAACTTATGGTGCGGCTTCGAAAGGAATCTCTTTTGTTGAATATCTCACAACAGAATATGAAGTAAAAGGAATCAAAGAGGCTAAATCAGGCACAACATTAGCTGGGAAAAATGTAAATAGTTATTTAAATCGACTCAGAAAGTTAAATTTTGTGAATACTAAAATTGATGCTGTTGTAATACAGTTATCTACGAATGATGCAAGATTTGGTTATGAAATTGGTGAAATGAGTCAGTCTTTTGACCTTGAAACTTTTGATACTGAGACGACATTAGGTGCGATTGAATATATTATTAAGTATGTTCATACTAAATGGCATTGTCCAATCATCTTTTATACCTGTATTAGAGAAAATGATCTAACTTATAAGCAGTTAGTTAATCATCTTTATCCACTTAAAACAAAATGGGATATATATATTATTGATATTTTTAATAATGATGAAATTAATAAATTAGCTAAAAGTGATAAAGAAATGATGGCAGATGATTCACATCCAACCAAAAAAGGTTACCGTTATTTATATACACCTATCTTAGTAAAACAATTAGATGAGATATTATAAAAAAAGCTGCATATCGCAGCTTTTTTAATTTCTTATTTATATAGGCCCAAAGTGATATCCTTTTTGAATTATTTTGTCTTCATTATAAAAAATCGCCTGTACAGCGCTTTAATAATGACGAAAATTAAAGTCTGTACGGCGACAACAAGAAGTAATGTTAAACACTCACAGAGTGCAACACATATAGAGTACCATAAAACTATATTTATGGCTATTTTATTAGTTTGACAATAATAAAATAATTATTAAAGTTCTGTTAACATAAATTGATAATTCATTAAATATAGAATTATCGCAATTTTTAAAGATTACGTATTGTTGTTATCAAATATACAAATTTCTTCTTGTTCTAGGCTTACTGAAACATATAAATGACTGTCATAAATATTTACATCATTTTCATTAGATAAGTTAATTTCAGCAAGTATTTTAAATGCACCATTATCTAATGGTTCTACAATTGATAATTCACCCTCATTTTTTTGAATTAAAAATTTGCGATTTGAATGATTATCAATTTTCCAATTATCCATTAAAAATCACCTTACTAAAAATACTAACCAAAGCTTTTTTCAATTTCTGTAAAAGCTTTGGTAGTTAATTTAATATTATAAATCGTTTGATCTTTAATATCACCTTCAAGATAGCCCTCTTCTATAAGTACTTTACAGTTATGAATAAAATCTTCATATTCACGGTCACAGAAATAATCATCTTGAGTAGTTATAGAATCTTTGAAGTCGTTAGATTGTTCTTCAGATAATCCTTCATTTGAACGTTCCATATATAATTTATAAAACTTTGCGACTGTATATTTTTGTTCTTTAGTTAATTCGTCCATAAATTAATCCCTCCACACAAAATACATATCACTTTATACCCTAGATACGTACTTGTAGAAACGCTGAAAAGAATGATTTTTAATAAAAATTTTATGTGTAGGTAGAAGGTCATTTGAGTTTATTTTGCTTTTTTTATACCTTTTTCTACAGCGTTCGCAAACTTATAAAAATCTCTTGTATATTTTTTAGGATTACCTCGCGTTGTTTTGTCTAATTTATGATGTTTGAAAAATTCCTCGCGCTGTGCAGTGGTCAATTCGAGTTGTACTCCTGAATCTGTATCATTTTTATTTACAAAATTATCATCAGATTGCGCATTAATTTCTTTCGGACTCTCTTTAACGGTAAAATCTTTCTTACGTAATGCCTTCGCAATCGCTTTTGCCATTTTATTATCTTTTCCACCTATATACACGATAGGGTCATCTCCAGAAGAACCATGAATTGAAATTGTTTCATTAGATTTTTCTAACATATTAATTAATTTCGGTTCATCGTAATTTGTTGATGTCACGTGAAGTTGATCATTATTATGTTTACGTAAACCTTCAAAAGAATAAAAGTTATATTTACCTACGTTCGATACACGTCTTGCAAGTTCTGTTGTACCTGGTTCTATTCCACCACCGTGAATGGCTGTAAGTAAAATATTATTATCCTTTCTATGTTTCGTAACAATTCTCCAATCCTTGTTTTTAGTGGTATTCTTTTTTAATTCTTCAAAATCACTATAGCGATCGCTTGAAGGTTTAGAAGCTGATTTTCTAGTGTTATAGAAAATCAAAACTACTACTATGATAGTGATGACAATTAACGCTATAGCTAAATAATAAAGTATGGAATATAGACTGCCTTTATTGCTCATTATATCTCCTTTGTTTTCAATAATTTAACTCATAAATGATAACAATGATTTTATTAAATAAACAAGTATTTCATCTTTTATTTTCTATATAAAAATAATTGAACTTACTTTAATAGGGTAAGCAATTATTGTTAATTCAATGTATTTTTTATTTTAAAAATAATTTACGAAGGTGATAAAGTGGAGGACATTCAGATTAAAAGTGCTCAATCAAGTGACAAGGAAGGAGGAAGATTAACTCATTTAGCTATTGATAAAATGGCACAAGTTATTTTAGGAGAGACATCGAATGAACGATTAAATAAACAGTTACAGCAATTATGGCAAAAGAAGGGTAACCGATTTAGTCATGATATTTCTTATGTAGCAAAAGAAGAGGGACAAGTTTTAGGTGCCATAACTTGTACCTCATTAGTCAAATTAGAAAAATCAATGTTTCAAACTGTGCTTGAAATCATCAAAATGAAAAAATTGAAATCATTAAAAATTATTTTATCCAATTTCAAAAAGATATATTCTCTAATTACAATGGATGAAGGAGAGAAAGATGAATTTCATGTGAGTATGCTTGCAACTCTCCCGAAAGCTAGAGGTAAGGGCGTTGGTACGAAATTATTAAAATTTGCTGAACGTCTTGCTATCAATGATGGTTTTGACAAAATTTCATTAACAGTAGTTCAAGATAATAAGAAAGCTCTAAGCGTCTATAAAAAATTCGGTTTTTCGATTGTAGGAGAAATCAATCAATCGCCATTTTATTTATTTAAGATGAGAAAGCATCTTTAGTGAAAGTTCTAAGTGATATCCAAACTAAAGCGATATTTTCTAAAAATATTATGAATTAATTAAATAATTAGATTGTTTTCACACTCCCTTAACAATAATGTGCTATTTTATAATAAAGGGATGTGATGTTGTTATGGATAAAGAATTATTAAGAAGATATTTGAATGATGATAGTTTTAAAGCAGTAGCCGTGGTCGTTGGAAATAAGAAAATCGTATTGGAGAATGATATTCACGTCGATTATGAAAATGAGATTATCATCTATCCGCTTAAGAATTGCACACGAATTATCCCATTTAGCTCTATTTCTTATTTAGACCTTTTAGATAGAAATGAGCAATTCGTTAACTATTTTAAAGAAGTTTAATTTGAGAAAACCCTCCTTAAACAATAGGTTATTCATTTACCTTAACTATTGTCTGGAGGGTTTAATTTTTAATATTTTTAACTAACTTTAAACGATAGTCATGTGTAAAATTATCTTTTAATGCATATGGTGAAATGATGTATAATCCATGATCACTTACAGCATTTTTATCTACACCGTATTTGTAAGCTTGATAAATTATTTTAGTGCAATAAGTGAATTTTTGACTTTTCAAATTTAGCGTAACGAGATATTGGCTATCACTATTTTCGTAATTACTTTTTACCCAATTTGCTGCTTTTTGACCAGCATCTGGTTTTACACTACGATACACTTTTATCCAATCGTCTTTTCCAGTACCGAAACGCCGTTGATATGATTCAAATGATTCGGTTATAGGTTGATCACCAGGGCCTTCAATTTGAAGCACAGTATCTTCATCTATGGCTATACTTGAATGGCCGAAGAACCCGAATAATACAGGACCTTTAGTAATGATAATGTCGCCCGGTTTAAGTTTAAAATCTTTAGTGTCTATGGTTTCATAAGATTCTTTATCTTTATTGAAGACGTTTATTGAAAATAAAATTAAAAGTACTATAACCAAAGTAATAAATAGAATGGTAAGTTTATATTTAGTTTTCATTTATAGTGAAAACTCCTTCATTAAATATACTAAATTAATTATTATATTAAATGACTCTATATGTAAAATAAACTTCATTTTCAAAAATAAAAAAGCTAAGTCAAAAATAATGACTTAGCTAAAATCAATATTAGCGTGAGCTAACTGAATTCAAAGGCGAATTGCAATTAATATCCGCTCTACTAAAAAAGGTTACAATCCGAAAATGAGTGTGTATATAAGCATAGCAAATCCAAAAATCAAGAATATTACAGTAAATCCTAAATAAGATTCTTTTCTTTCTTCTTTCTTAGTCTTAAGCATAATTGTTAAAATAATAGCTCCAGCGACAATAAATATAATTGCTAGCCATAACAATATTTGAAAATGCAAACTCACAATGATTCCCTCCTTATCTCAGTGTTACTTAATTACAAGAAGTCGTAAAAAATAGGATAAATATAGTAAAGTGCTAATACTATATTTATGAAAAATATAATTTCGCTTAGCAAATCAGTGTAAATAATAGCTATTATTAGACTAGTGAATAAAGCGACGCCACAAATACATAATCCTGGTATCAACCATAATTGATTATCAACATTTGCGTTATAAGTTATAAGCACATTAAAGGCTATAAATAATATGGTCAATAAAATATTAATCACATTTATACTAAATATTTTCATAGGTGGCCACCTCATTAGACACGTATAGCATAAAGTCTTTTACATACTATAATATCATTAATTACTCACAGGTAAATCAATTACTTTTAATTATATACAATTTACATTTTAATTTACTCATACTCATAAGATATTGTAAAACAAATGAATTAGAAAGTTTACTAAATTTGTAAATGATGAAGTATTTTGTGAGAGTTTTGGACTCATTTAGATCATGAAAAGTTAATTGTATTTAACAGTAAATGATTACTAAATAAGAAACCAATAAAGATTATGAAATATTTTAAATGTAATTATATGTGAAGAATTTTAAAAGAGCATATTAGAAAAAGTGCAAAAGTAAAATTTTGCACATAGACAATCTCGAGTAATTTGGTATGATAAAGAGTAATACTATATAACTTAGCTATTAATAAGTGGAAAAGGGGTTGAGGTGGAATGACTTTTTATGATTTTATTTTAGGTTTTATAAATGATGATACACCTTTAGGTAGTTTAGCAAATTATATTTTAGATGATATTCATTTTCCCCGTGAAGAAAAAAACAATAAAGCCATTCGTGCATATGTGCTTGATCACTATAGAGACCATCAGTTAATTGAAAGTACGAATAGAGCAATTAGTTTATATAAATTAATTTGAGTAATACCAATTATGAGTATTAAGCGCTTCCCATACATCTTTAGTCTTGAAATTAACTTCGTTATTTCTTATAGAAAAAGGTTCAATAAGATCTTTGTCTAACCATGCATTAATCAATTCTTTTGGAACGCCATCTAATAACATATCAGTTTTACTAATAATAAAACATTCCCAGTCTAACGAAACTGAATTAGGATTTACATAATTGCATTGATTATGACTATCCAT